CTTCCGAGCCTCCGGCCCCAGCCGCTCCAGCACCCACTGGCGCATTTTAGGCGATCGCACGGACGTCACCGCGCCTTCGGTCAGCTCCACGACACGCGTCTCAATCTCGACGCGCTCAGCCTCGCTGTAGCGCATGGCCGCAAGGCACAGGTCAACATCGACCTTCACGCCTCGGTCGTTGATGCGCTCGTTGACGTGGTAGTCGGCCAGCTCTTCAGGCGACAGGTCGCGCAAGCTCTTACTGATCGCGCGCATGGCGCGGACGTCCTGCTTGCAATATTCGAAGAGGTCGGCGAGGTCTTGGGACGTGTGCTTGAACGGTGGCAAGCAGCACTTGCGCACGAGCGCAGCGCCCTTGTGGTCTTTCTTCATGCTGGCGCCCGCGAACCGCCCGACGTCCTCAAGGCTACCAGGCGCGCAGTTCGACCGCGCTTGCGCCGCGGTGCAGTAGAACTGCTCCAGCGCGGGCTCCGGCAGGTCAAGGTCGGGGCAGAGGACGTACCAGAGAATCAGACGCTCGAATGCCGCATTGTGCGCGCGGATCTGATGCGTCAGAATCTCACGCGGGAACGGCTGATCGGGCGTCCATAACTCTACGTCACCGTCGTCGATCGCATAGGCCATGCAGAGCACCTGCGTCGACGGGTGACGAGCGTAGTTGTACGGACCGCGAGCGGGCAGGTCACACTCGCTGCGGCTTTCGAAGTCGAGCCAGACTATGCCCATTGCGCCGCCATCGCGTCAGCGATGCCCTGATAAGTGGCGCTGCGAATCTTCCAACGGTCTGCGCTTGGGGCCAGACGGTTCTGGCCGCTGTCGGTCTGATTGCCCCAGCGCTTGCGCCCGTTGATGATGCGCGGCTCGACAATCTTGGTGGCGTGCAGCGGCGGCAGGTTCTTCAGCCACAGACACGTCTTCTTGCTGGCGTCATGGCCAAACTGCCATGGCTGCACGATTTGATCAGGCTTGCGGATGCGGCTGCTAATGACGCTTACCGGGTTCTCGATGGCGATGCTCTCAATCGGCGCGTCCATCAGCGCACGCACAAATGCAAGCGCGTCCTCAGTCAGCTTCGGGTCGCGCAAACCGCGCTTCGTCCAGTGCATCCCACTCACCGACAAATAAGTGCATGGCGGATGCGCGATCATCAGATCCCAACCGTGGTCAAGCACGTCACGCACGTCGCCTTGGTAATGGTCGCCAGAGGCGGTCGATTCGCAGGGTAGTAGGTCGCACGACAGCGCGTAATGACCGGCGCGAAGAAATGCGTCGCGCACGACGCCGCTGTACTCACACGCAACAAGAATTTTCATACTTCACCCTAGTGTATTAGATGCCCGTCTTTCCGGGCTGTCAGCAGACTCACGGAGCGAAGGAGACAGACAGTGGCACCGCGCCTGCTGCCGGTGTTAGACGCCACCGCCGGCTGGGCGTCACCATTACGCTGCTGCGCGACGACGACGGCGGGGCTGTTCGTCGGTTGCAGCTTCCGCAACAGGCTCTTCACCGTCCATCGACACCCACTCGACGATCTCAAAGACCGGCGTGTAGATGCGACCGTACGACTTATGCTGATAGTGATCCTTGCCCAGCGTCACGATCGGCACGGGGCGCTCTGGATCCTTCTCCACCTGCGCCGCGATCGCCACGGCAAGCGTCTGCACGGCGCGCTTGCCGCCCACTGACGTCGTAGTGTAGCGGCACTCAAGGCCCGCGTCCTCGCCAGACAGGCATTTCAACATCAACCCTACCTGCTGCTCCCAGCCCTTCTTCGCGCTTGGGGGCGCGGCGTCAAGCTCTGGCAACGGTTGGGTCACAGACGCCATCTTCTCGGCCAGCACCTCACCGTCGCCCCACGCGATGAAGCCGTGGACAAACGAGAAAGGGTTGACCGCCCAGCGGGCGTCGTCTTCAGCTTCGGTCTGGTCCGCGCCATAGACCCAATGCCCCGTCTTGTCCATCTTGATGATGGCAGACGACATGGGCGCTACGGTTTCCAGCGTGCGAAGGCTGGTGGCGAGCGTTTGAACAGCAGGAAGACCAGCAGATGCGAACTTTACGAGATTTGACATGATTTTCACCCTAGTTTAGAAAGGGCCGACACAAGCGTCGACCCGATTGTGACCGCCGCAGGGCGGCTGTCAGCCTCCTCTGCAATGGTCAACCCTGATGATACCTGAGAGGTCAGCCCCTCCGGTAACTTTGTCTTCAACGCCTTCTCGGCCTGCGCAGGCGACACGATCTCGGTAAAGCTGACGTCCGGCGCCAGCGCAGTCAACGCAGCCAGCGCGGCCTTCTTGTCAGCCCACGTCCGATGGGCGCGCTTGTTCACGAGCTTCCAGCCTGGCACGGGCCGACCGGCCTCCAGCGCCTGCTGCGTGAGCTTGCGCACATCCGAGGCCCAGTCTTCCAGATTCTGCGCGACGTCCATCCAGTGGCCAATCTGCTCCGGTCCAATGCTGTCGATGGCCACCAGCACCGCCCGCTCGGCAGCGCCGGTCTTCTTCGGGCAGATCGCCTTTGCTGGGCAGAAGCGGCAGTGCTCACCCTCGACAATCGGCGCGTCGGGCTCTTGCGCAAGTTTGACCGCGCGCTTGAGATCGGCGCTGAAGTCATGCAAGCGCCGGATGTCGATCATCCAGCGTCGGATGTACGGCGGCTGGATGATGACCAGCTCGACGTCCGTGCGGCCTTGCATCGACCAGTGACCGCTTTCAAGCGCCGCTGCGGCGTAGAACATTAGCTGGGCGTTCTCTTCGGCGTCGACTTGATAGTTGTCGCCGAACTTGAAGTCCATGACGAAGCCCTTGGTCTTGCTCAAGCACCCGATCACGTCAGCGGTGCCAAAGATCGTCTTGTCCCACGGAAACGCTACGCGCGCCTCGACGTCGAACAGCGCTTCGGCCTTGGGGTCGAACTGGTTGTCGAACAGATCAAGCGCGTCCAGCACCTTCTCGTCGTCAATCGAGCGCGAGTCGATCCGCTCGTTCAACACTTCAGCCACCAGCTCATGCAGGCGCGTGCCCTCCCGCATGGCGTCATTCTCGACCTGCGGCGGCATCGTGGCGCTAAGCGCCACACTGCCGGGGCAGTTGATCACGCGCTCGGCGGTCGAGCCGCCTACGATTTTAGAATGGCTCATGGGTTCCTCGCATCAACGCGACCGCTCGTGCCGCGCGACCACAAAAACTCGACGCGAGGAACCGCACCCATCAGCATCAGCTCTTCAGCCGAGTAGCGCGTCACGTTGTGGCGCGGGTAACCGGGGCCGACGTAGATGTCGCTGTTTCGGTAGTGCGGCACGTAGACGATCCCGCGCAGTTCATACGCGGCCTGCTCGTATAGCGAGACTTGTTTGTTCTGGTCCATTGCGTTCACTTCAATCTCCTAGAGTTGACTAACGGAAACCGCATGGTATACCATTGCTTTGAAGTTTGCAACGGTCTAAACTTTGAAACATGCGGGAGATCAAAAATTTTAGAGCGCGACATAGAGAGATACCTGGTGCGCCGGGTGAAGGACATCGGTGGCGTGGCCTACAAGTTTGTCTCGCCCTCGAACCGTGGCGTGGCCGACAGGTTGGTGGTGCTGCCGCAAGGCGTGGTGTGGTTTGTTGAAGTGAAGAAAGACGGCGGTCGCCTGTCGACGCTCCAGAACATCTTCATTGCAGAGATGCAACGACTACAGCAGAACGTGCGTGTGGTCTGGTCGAAGGAAGACGTGGACGATCTTATCAAGGAGATGCAATCGTGAGCTACGAAGAACAGCGAGCAATTTTGATTCAGTATTTGCAAGTGATGATCGCACGGTGCGACTGGCACGGCGTCGCGGACGTGGCGATGGACCTGCGCGAGATGGAAGCCGAACAGCGCGGTGCGAAATGAACCGAGACGACATCCTGAAGATCGCTGCTGAGGCCGGAGCGTTTTGGGAGCTATCAGAGACGCCAGAAAAAGATATGGCATTTTTGATGCGCGTTGTAGAGCGTGTTGCAACTGCCGAGCGTGATCGGTGCATCCTGATCTTAGAGCGCCTGCACGAGCGATCTGGTGGGCAGCACAATCAGTATCTGTATGCAGCCAAAGTGCTGAAGGGGGAAATATGACCGAAGCCTTTTTCATCGGCTGGGCCGTTGGCATCATCACCGGCTACGTCGCATGGGCACCTGAAACAAGGTTCAAACAAAACTTCGTTGATGGTCTGACGTTGCGATTTTTGTGGAGGCGGCGATGAGCCTGATAGAACGACTTCTATGCGCGGTTTTGGGTCACAAGTATGTGGTGCTTCGAGTGTTTAATCCCGGCGCTCGGCAGGTTGGTTGCACCAGATGCAATCGGCAGTGGGCCATGCATGACGGCACACGGTCGTTTGTTCCGTGGGATGGTGAGTTTGAATCTATGTACCGACGATTTGGAGAATGGAAATGAGCGCACTAAAACCTGTAGACATCCCCAACCAATACAGAGAGGCCGCACAAGAAGCGTTGCAAGATGTGATGGACGAGAACCCAGACACGGTGATTATTCTGTCGTTTTGGAAGGACCGTGGTCAGTTCAAGATCAAGACATCTATGGTGCCTGATCGGCTGATGTTGATCGGTGCTATCGAGGAAGCCAAGGCAAAGGTTATTTCGGATGGGTACGCATCATGAGCATTGAGGTTATGCGGCAGGCATTGGATGTGTTGGAGCAAATCAACCAACTCAGCGTCGGCGAGAACGCTATCGCTCTGCCGGGTGAGATTGATGCAGCGATGGACAATCTCCGCGCTGCCATCGAGCAGGCTGACAAGCCGGTGGCGTATTTGGTGGAGTATTCAAACGGAGAAAAGGAAGTTCGCTTCCAGCCTAACGGCTGGGGCGACAAGGTGACGCCGCTCTATACCGCTCCGCGAGAATGGGTCGAACTGACGGACGACGAAGCGCGTGCTCTAGTCAATCGCGCCACTTTCGGCGATAGAACCAACTGGCAGGCGTTGGTTTATATGGTTGATGCGAAGCTGAAAGAAAAAAATGCGGCTTAGACCCTATCAAGACGAAGCCGCAGATTTCTTGTTCGCCAACGACCGCGCGATGATCCTCGCGTGGGTCGGCGCAGGCAAGACCGCGACCGCGCTCACGGCTATGAAAGCGATGCTCGACGAGCGACACGCCAAACGCTTTCTTGTGCTCGCGCCGCTGCGGGTCGCGCAGTCGGTCTGGCCGGCGGAAGCCGCGCTTTGGGCGCCAGGTCTTGAGATCGCAGTGGCCGTCGGCTCGCCCGCCCAACGGGCGCGTGCGCTTGCGTCCAGCGCGCCAGTGGTTGTGACCAATTACGACAACCTGCTGTGGCTGTCGGAACAGAAGCTCGACTTTGATGCGGTTGTGTTCGATGAGTTGACACGGCTCAAGAACCCGTCAGGCAAACGGTTCAAGGCGCTGCACAAAGTCATCGAGCCCATGCAGATCCGCTGGGGGCTGACCGGCAGCTTCACCAGCAACGGCCTCGAAGACGTCTTTGGCCAGTGCAAGATCGTCGACCAGCAGATGCTGGGCCGCAGCAAGGGCGCCTTCTTGCAGCAATACTTTCACTGCGTCAACCGTGACTTCGGCGACTACGTGCCGCTACCAGGCGCGCTTGAGGCGGTCATGCAGCGCATCCGTCCGTGGACGTACGTGCTGGAGTCGCACGAGTACCGCGACACGCTACCGCCGCTGCACACGCTACCGATCAAGCTCCAGATGCCTATGGAGCCCTACAAGACGCTCAAACGCGAGATGGCGCTTATCTACCCCAACGCCGAGGTCATCGCCGCCAACGCCGCGGCGGTGACGTCCAAGCTCCAGCAGATGAGCGCTGGGTTTGTCTACGACACGGCCCGACAAACCGTCTGGCTATCTGACCACAAGCTCGATGCGGTCGCGGACCTGCACGCCGAGAACCAGCGAGCACCCATGCTGGTCTGGTATCAGTTCAAGGCAGAGCTGGCGGGGCTACAGGCGCGCTTTCCGCGCTTGCAGACGCTCACCAACGACGACTCGATTGCGCGGTGGAACGCGGGGCAGATCGAGATGCTGGCGGTCCACCCTGCGTCTGCCGGCCACGGGCTCAACCTGCAAGGGCAATCGCGCATGGTGTGGATGTCGCTGCCGTGGTCGCTGGAGCTTTACGAACAAGCGGTCGGTCGGCTGCACCGAGGCGGTCAGCGCCATGACGTGCTGAACTATGTGCTCACGACCGAGGGCACGGTGGATGAAACGATTTGGAAGGCTTTACATGAGAAACGAGAGGTATCTGATATGGCACTAGAGGCGCTCAAATGAACCGATGGACTGAACAGCTAAAGGCCGCTCGGGCCGAGGCGCGCATACGGCAGCGGGAGTTCAACGCCGCGCAACGCGCGCTCAACCGGGTGCTTGCGGAGATTGCAAAACTGGAGAAGCGAATTGAACTGGCGCGAACTACAACGAAGGCTTAATCAACTAACGGAGAGCGAACTATGGCAATTGATCGAAGCGGAATTGGCAGGCAAGAAGCGTGTGTCTTTGATCGAGCGGATGCATATGCGGGCGGCAGCATTACGCACTACCCGCGAGAGGCTGGATCTCTTGAAACGTGCGACGCAATCTACGCCGTAGGCGTGGCGACTGACGTGCAGAAGACGTGGCGCCGGTACGGTTGGGTGCCGCCGTCGGAACTTCCCGAGTACCATGACAAGTGGGCACGCGCCCAACAACCCACACGCATATCGGAGGTCGGACGTGGTTGATTACAGCGAAGGCTATCTAAACTTAAAGCAGATCGTGGACGAGATTTGGGAGGCGATGATGGCCAACGATCCCACTCGCGCACGTGACCTGTGCGCAGCGGTCGTTGTCGAGGCTCGGATGTTGCGCCATCAGATTGGAATCCAGCATGACAGCAGCAACCAAAGTTGAGCGGTACTTGAAGGACCGCAAGACGCCCGTAACGCCCAAGCAGATTGCGGATTACTTTCTCTACAGCCACGCAACCATCAATAAGGCACTCAATGATCTCGAACAAGCAGGCAAAATCGCGCGCACCCAACAGCGCACCTGGCACATCTGTCGCATGGCCGTTTCCCCGCCAGCCGCTCCCGCACCAGCCGAACAGCGTGCCACCTACGACCGACCGATGCTCAACTCGTACCCGCACGCACGCGGATATGATGACTGAACTGGGAGAAGCTAAATGGTAGACATGGTGAACCACCCGCCGCACTACACACGCGGCGGCGTGGAGTGCATCGACGCGCTCGCGTCAGCGACCGCAGGGCTGGAAGGGCTTGATGCGGTCTGCACCGCCAACGCCATCAAATACTTGTGGCGCTGGAAACAGAAGAACGGCGTTGAGGACTTGCGGAAGGCTCAGTGGTATATCAGCAAGCTCATTGAGACATCTGTAGTGCCGCAGCCCGACCTTCTTCGACGCGCCGTGCCCAGCCCCGGCCAAACGTGGGCCAAGTGGGCAGCGTCTGAAGATAGACAAGACGATTGTCTTGGAACTTGTTGATGACGTCAGACGCCGGCGTGGCAGCGACGGCCTTGAGGGTCATGGGGCCGATCGCGCCGTCCGGCGTTGCACCGATCACTTCTTGCAGGAGCTTGGCCGCGCGGCCTGGGCCTGAGTTGATGGCGGTATCGAAGACCACGTAGTCGACACCCGCCGGCAGATCGTCGGCGCGCACCTTGTCCCAATAGCGCTCCTTGTAGAGCGGCGCCACGTCGCTGGGCTGGAGAGCGCGCATGTCCTGCTCGGTCACGGGGCGACCGCACCACTTCTCCCACGTCGCCTTGGTGCAGCCCAAGTTGGTGATGCCGCCGGGATCGGACGGGTGGTTTACGTAGCCGCCCTCGTGATGCAGCA